GCCGCCGAACTCATCACCGAGGCCGAGGCCACCGAGGGAACATGGCGAGGCCAGTGGATCGGCGAGCGCACCACCGCGCCCGCCCTGTTCCTCCTCGACCGCGAACAGGGCGCCCTTTTCGCGTAGTGCGACCGGCCCGCCTCGACCGGGGCGGGCCCCACCGAAGACAGGAGCCCGAGAGATGAGCAGCGACGAGCAGCGGCCCGCCGGTACTTCCCCGCTCGACCGCTTCCAGGCTGAGCTACTCGCCGCCACGGAACGGTTCGAGCGCGAGCGCCGGGCCGAGATCCTCGCCGCCGGAGGCGACGCCGACGACGACCGCGACCCACTCGAATACGTCCGCGCCATCGCCGATGGCTACGAGGAGCGCCGCGACGACGCCACCGAAGCGGTCCGCTATCTGGACGGCATCGCCCGCGAGCTGGCCCCCGAAGACCTGCGCGTACTGCGAGTCGCAGCCGAGGCCGTCAAGAAGATCACTCCGCTCGTCATCCGCATCGCCGCAGACGAGCAGGGGATGACGCCCGCGCAGATCGCCGACGACCTCGGCATGACCGAGTCGTATGTGTACCGCGTGCTCCGCGACCACCGCGCCAACTACGACCCGCAGTAGCCCGCACACGAATGCGGGCCCGCACACGGTGACGTCACCACCGGGCGGGCCCGACTAACCACGGGAGCAACCCCCATGGCCACCACGAACCCTACCGGCACCCTCCCGCTCGCCGAGCGCCGCGCCACCGTGCGCCGCCTCGCCGACGAGAACCTCTCCCACCGCGAGATAGCGCGCCGCCTCGGTATCCACCACCGCACCGTGGCGCGCGACCTCGCCGCGCCAGCCGCGCCAGCCGCGCCAGAGAGTGCGCCACCCGCCCCGACCAGCGGCGCACCCCGTGCGCCACGACTCCTGTACCCGCTCGACCCACGCACCATCCAAGACCTCAACGTGCTCGCCGACCCGCATACCGGCGCACTTCCCGCGCCACTGGTCCGGTACATCCGCGCCGCCGCCAACGCCCAGCGCGCCGACATGCGCGCCGCAATGGAGCGCATCTGCGCCGAGGAGTGACGGCCGACCGGTCGCCCCGACCGCCGCGCGCCCGACGTTGCGCCGTTATCGATCTGTGACCTACAGTTGGCCGCGTCTCCGGCGTGCCCGCACACAGGCCGCCAGCTGTCTGGCTCTGCTAGGCAGTCCAGCCTTCGGCCTCCCCAGGGGCTAGAGGATGAAGGCTGCCGTCGTCGTCCGCATGCCAGCGCTGATTTTCGCCATCCGTGAAGTAGACATGGGGACGCTCGCGAGTGAACAGCTCGGGCGACAAGAACTCGGCTCTTTCGAGCGGGGCAAGGACCGACAGCGGGGGCGCGGTGGGAATTCGCCTAGACTCGCGCCCTGGCTCCCGCACAAAGACTTCCTCCGCCAAATACTCGGTGCCGTATACGACTTGAACATCACGTACAGGCGCGCCGCTCTTGTTGGAGATCATCACATTCAGCCGCTCCCTCCGGTCCTCCTTTCCTAGGGGCGGGAGATTGGTCGTACGGACCTCAAACTTCACCTTCTGTGCTTGCTGCCATCCCCGCTGCTTCCCCGCATGCACCAGCCCCTGACGCTGCAATTCCAACACTTCAGATTGCGCGCGGATGAACTCACGCTGCTCCCCAATCTGCGTTCGCTGGCTTTTCAACGTGAGGAGAGCCCCGAGGGCTGCCGCGCCCGCGAAGACGGCGCCCACCCACGCGGGGACGTTTCCCATATCGATGGCGGACATATTGCGCAGATTAAGCCTTGATTGGAGGTGAGACTCCATGGCGCGCCCTATCACTGACCAAGACCGCGCCGCGGTGCGCAGCCTTCACGCCCAAGGCAAAGCTCGTAACGAGATCGCCCGTGCCATCAAGCGCAGCCCGTCGACCGTGTCGAAGATCGCGACCGCGCTCGGACTCAGCTTCGAGCGGGGCGCCGAGGTGGTCGCCGCGACCGAGGCCCGCCGTATCGACCTCGCAGCGCGCCGCGTCACCCTCGCCGAGCAGCTCCACCAGGACGCCGAGAAGCTGCGCGCCCAACTGTGGGAGCGCTGCACCATCGGCGCGTTCGGAGGCAAAGACAACGTGTGGGCACAGGTCAACCTCGACCAACCCACGTTCGCCGACAAGCGCAACATCCTCGCCGCGACCGGCACCGCCATTCAGCAATCGCTCAGGCTCCAGCCCGCCGAGGGAGGCGAGGGAGCAGACCAGGTGCGTTCCATGCTCGGCACGCTCGGCGAGGTACTGACGCAGGCCGCCGCCGACGCAGACGACGACGGGGGCGCCGACGGGGGGTGAGCGTTGCTCGACCTCGACGCGCTGCCCCTGTCCCGTAAGCAGCTCACCAGCATTGGCCGCGCCACCGCCCGCATCAACATTTGGCACGGCAGCGTTCGATCCGGCAAGACGATCGCCTCGCTACTGGCGTTCGTCATCGCCGTTGCCACCGCGGGCCCGTCCGGACTGATCATCATCTGTGGGCGCAGCCTCCAGACGATCGAGCGGAACTGTCTCGAACCGCTACAGGACCGCGCCCTGTTCGGCCCCCTCGCGAAGCACATCGTTCACACGCGGGGCGCGACCACGGCGACGATCCTCGGCCGCACCGTCCACCTGATCGGCGCCGCCGACGCCCGCGCCGAGGGCCGCCTCCGAGGCCTCACCGCGCAACTCGCGTACGTCGACGAGGCAACCCTGTTGCCCGAGGGGTTTTGGACGCAGCTACTCGCCAGACTCTCAATTCCCGGGGCGCGCCTGTTCGCCACCACGAACCCTGACTCCCCGCGGCACTGGCTCAAGACGGGATACCTCGACCGCGCCGCGAAGCTGAATCTCCGCGCGTGGCACTTCCGCCTCGCCGACAACCCGTCACTCTCGCCCGAGTACGTCGCCGACCTCGCCGCCGAATACGTCGGTCTGTGGCGCCGCCGCATGATCGATGGGGCGTGGGTGGTCGCCGAGGGCGCCGTCTACGACATGTGGGACGAGTCCCGGCACGTCGTGACCGAACTCCCGCCGATGCGCCGCTACTGGGCAGGCATCGACTACGGCACGACCAACGCCACCAGCGTGATCCTGCTCGGCCTCGGCACAGACGACCGGCTGTACGCGTGCGCCGAGTGGCGCCACGACTCCCGCGCCACGCACCGGCAGATGACCGATGCGCAGTACTCCGCCGCGATCCGGGCGTGGCTTGCCAACTGGCAGCACCCCGCCGAGCAAACGGCCGGCGTCGCCCCCGAGTGGGTGTTCGTCGACCCCAGCGCCGCGAGCTTCAGCACGCAGCTATGGCACGACGGACTTCCGGGCCTCGCCCGCGCCAACAACGACGTACGCGACGGCATCCGCAGCGTGGCCGCCGCCCTCGCGGGTGGGCTGCTGTACGTCCACGAATCGTGCGAGGGCCTGCTCGGCGAGCTCCCCGGTTACTCCTGGGACCCCAAAGCGACCGCGCGCGGCGAGGACGCCCCGATCAAAGTCGACGACCACAGCGCCGACGCCCTGCGCTACGCCGTGCACTCCACCGCGCACGAATGGCGCCACCTACTCACCCCCGTACAGGAGGCCGCAGCATGACCACCATCCCGGCCGCCCTCACCATCGAGCAGGGCCGCGACGCATGCCGCGCGCTCGGCCTGCCCCCGCACCTCGTACGCGAAATACGCGTCACCCCGGGCGAGGGCGCACACGCGACCCTGTTCCTACGCGACCGCGAAGGCCGCCACGTCCTGCACGACGACGAGCCGCTCACCACCACCGTGCACATCCCGTTTACCGAGTTTGGCCAGGAGGTGAGCGCGCGTGGCACTGCCCGCCGATAACACCGCGTGGCCGCCCCCGGAGTGGGCCGAGCACTACAAGCGCATGCAGGTTGATGACGCCTGGTATGCAGGCGACCGACGCCGCCTCTCCCGGATCTACAGCCACCACGCGCCGCCCGCCGAGCGCCGTTGGCGATTGTGGGGGCGCCGCAGCGAGGAGCAGCGTCACGGCCGCCGCGACCACCGCTTGCACGTCCCGTTGCCGGGCGACATCGCGTCTACGTCGGCCGACCTACTGTTCGCGGAAATGCCGTCGATCAAGGTCAGCGACCCGACGACACAGGAGCGCCTCGACGACCTGCTCGACCGGGGTCGCGCGCAACAGGCATTCCTCGGCGGCGCCGAGCAGGCCGCCGCGCTGTCCGGTGTGTTCCTGCGCACCACGTGGGATCGGACGCTCGCCGACTACCCGCTCATCAGCGTCATGCAGCCCGACAGCGCCATGCCCGAGTTTCGGTTCGGAATGCTCCGCGCCGTCAACTTCTGGCGTGAGCTCCCCGGCTCGACCGAGAACGTCGTGTTCCGGCACATCGAGCGCCACGAGCCGGGCCGCATCGTGCACGCCCTGTACCAGGGCAGCGCCGACAACATCGGGCGCACCGTGCCACTCACCGAGCACCCCGAGACCGAGGGCCTGGTCGACAGCCTCGGCGACGATGGCGTTTCCACCCTCACCGGGATACGCGAGCTCACCGCGAGCTACGTGCCCAACATGCTGCCCAACCGGCTGCACCGCGGCGCACCGATCGGCCGCAGCGACTACGCCGCCCCGCTTCACGATCTGTTCGACGCGCTCGACGAGACATGGACGTCATGGATGCGAGACATCCGCCTCGCCCGCGCACGGCTCATCGTCCCGGACGGATACCTACGCAACGAAGGGCCCGGAGCCGGGGCGACGTTCGACGACGACCGCGAAGTGTTCGCCGCACTGAAGATCCCGCCGACCGAGGCAGGCGGTGCAATCACGCTCGCCCAGTTCGGCATCCGCGTAGCAGTT